GGGCCAGTTGACAGACAGAAGAGGCAGCTATGGCTTGACTCTAAGTATGAACCAAGAACTATAAAGCTTGGAGCTGTACGTGTAGGTTATGATACCTTTGAACCTTTCAACTTAATTATGTCTACAATCGCTGACGTAGGTGACGCAAGTTTACTTATGGGTGAAGAGTGGACAGAAAGAGAGCTACAAAAGATATCATTAGTGGTTGCACAAGCGATTACAAGTAAGTCTTATCTTGCTGGTATACAGTCGTTTGTTGACTTGTTTGCTGGTAGACCGGGACAGTTTGATAGAATTATAGCTGGTTTAATTAACAACTCTGTACCTCTAGCTGGTCTACGTAATGAAATGGGTAAATTATTTGTACCATACATGCGTGAGATTGGGTCTGGTATAGATCAGTCAATAAGAAATAGAAACCTAATTAGTGAAACTCTAACAAGTGAGCAGCTTCCTATCAAGTATGATATGCTAAATGGTAAGCCTATCAATAACTGGGACTTCTTAACTAGAGCATTTAATATGTTCAGTCCTGTTACTCTGACACTAGAACAAAGTGAAGGAAGACAGTTTCTATTTAACAGCGGCTACGATTTACGTCTATCTACATACTATGCTCCTGACAGCACTAACTTGACTGACACACCACGTATCAGATCATTGTTTCAAAAAGCTATAGGAGATCAGAATATTGAGCTTGAACTCAACAAGTTAGCAAAGGATCCCAAAGCTATTGCATCATTAGCACTTATGCGTAAAGATATACGTGACGGTAAAAGAGCTCAGTATGATGCTCGTAACTACTGGCACAATGGTAAGATAGATCAAATATTTCAAGAAGCAAGACGTAAAGCT